TTCACAAAAAAACCTCGTAATGTTCGCGCATTACGATTTGAATCTATGAATTGTATGATATATGTATTAGAACACAAAATCTTTGCCATTGCATATGCCATGCCGGATGCCAAGTCTTTCGTTGCCGTGTTGTCGTCTGAATTTGCGAATTCTGCCATTTCAAAAGATTCCATTTCTACAGTACCACCACTTTGTTTAAAGAGCGGTTTTGATATTATTTTCGAATTGGGAGGATCTTTAGGTTTAGGCTTCTTCGCTGTCGATGCATCTCCTCCATTGTAATTTCCTTGTTGTACTGTTTCTTCTTGTAGAGGGGGAGCTGGAGGTGGAGTTTCATTTGTCTGTTGAGTCGGCTTGCATGTCGGGCAATCATGATTCATAATTCTTTTACTTTTCTTCTTCTTGATGAGACGATATACGATATATCCTGAAACTATTAAGCCTAAAGCAGTTGCAATTTTAGAAGAGCGTGATTGAAATTGTTTTCTTGGAAATAAAGATTTTATTTTAAGATAAGGTCTACACAATAAATTTATATATAAAAACAAAAAGGGGGATTGCCAAAATGAAGTAAATTGAATATACCACATGAACGCATGAAGTTTCCAAATAACCCAATCATAAGGATTGATAAGAAAAGAAGGGGTGTATATCATATAATATACATGATCAACACCATTTTGCATGTTACGACTAACATTATCGTATGTATCACTAAACCATCCATGAAGTGACGGTGCATCTTCATCTTTATCCGGGAGAGTCAATTGATTAGATTGAACGCGGGGGGGGTCAGGCGTAGGTTTTGGTAAACCACGTACAGCATGTTCTTTAAACACGCCGCACGATTTGAGATATGTGCTTTGTTTATCACGTAGAGCCATTTCAATTTTCTTGGTTACTTCTTCATAAGTAAGAGAAACATTTCCTTCTTTAAAAACGTATATGTGAGTATTTGCTTCAGAAAGATTAATAGTGTCTGGATTTACAACTCGAACACCATTATGTATTTTAGAATATTCTGGTAACAGTTCTACTTTAAATTGTAAATCAATACGTCGTTTGTATGCTTCTTTGCTCGTCAAGTAATCCAATGCCGGGGTCTTCGCGTTGTCTGTTGCAATAATAAGTGCTGAGTTGAAATTTGCATTTGCTTTATTTTCCAATTCTGCTACATTCAAAAGATGTGTATGTGAATTTGCATAATGAATCATATCTACTGGGAAAGGTTGCCCTTCCTTCAGAAAATGTGGATTCACCTGATTAGCATCATCACATACAAAAATTTTGGACATAGCAGGATTGTAATTTGTCTTGTATTTATTTGCTACTGGATTGTAATACATATACTTTTCAAACTCAGAACATTCCTTGTACAATTTGTCGCCTTCCACTCCTTCCAATTCAAGAATTGTCCGCAAAGCATCTCCACTAATTAAGTTAACAAGATGCGTCTTCCCAACTCCAGCTCCACCATACAAATGTAAAGTGACTGGAGGTTTTCTGTTGCCGTGTCCTGCCGGAGGAGATGTTTGTACTGCTTTGTAATATTGATTCAACCGTGCTGCTGTTCCTGCATATTGCAATCGTTCTTCTGAATGCGCTGGCAAATACTTCAATAACATCATAGATTTTATTTCTAATTCTGTTATTTCCATATACGCTGATTGCAACAAACGCAAATCTTTTTGTCCTTGTGTCGTTGTGTAGTATGTGACTCGCCGTGAAATGTGATCAATCTCTTTCTGTAAGTCAAATTCGTCGCGACCGCGCACCCATTTTATGCATGACTTTACAGCATCCATTACATAATCTAAGCCTCGCGATGTTGGTGCTACCTGCCTCAAAGAGGATAGACATGCATCAACGCTACTCTGATTAGGCTTTCGTTGAAATATCAAACTTAAAACAAGAGTCACAATGGCATTCATTGCTGATTCAATATTCATGTGCTTCTGGGCTACTTCCTCTTTACCATTTACAATAAAATTGTAAACTATTATTGCACACTTCGTAAAAAGTGCCAAAGCCAAACCTTTTATTTTAAAGACATTATACAATGCCCTTATTGCCAAAACCTTTGCCGTCGTCGATGGTACTCGTGCAATCACATCTAAAGCGCATAAAACATCAACCCAATTAAAAAGTGATTTTAATTCTTCTGGAAATGCATCAAGGATATTTTTGACTACTTCTATCCAGTCGCCGGAATCATCTACCATCCCAGTTGTGAAAAATTCTACATTGTCTTCTGAGTACCATGCACTTGCTTCTTCGCTTAATTTTTCATAAAAATGTTTTGTTGCTATATCCAATTGCTTCATTGTTGCTTTGTCAGCCGCATTTTGTCGTCGTTGTTTAACAAATTTCACGTTAGCATGAAATAAATCTCGTGCTAATTTCGTGTCTTGTGCCATTAGTCGTGCTTGTCGCGTGTTGTCAGGGGATCGCCTAGTTTTTGAGTCGCGTTTCGTGTTTTCCTTGTCAATGTTACCATTAAGTGCGTGCTTCTCTTTATTTGAGTCTATTCTATTGCGCAAAATATCATATGCAATTGCCATCCAGTCAGAAGTTTCACTATAACGCATGAAACTTGAAATCAAGACTCGTTCTATGAACTCATCACATACCCATTGCCTAGCGCTCCATGGAACAACCAGATAACACAGATTTTCATCTACTACATCAAATCTGAGTTCCACAAATTCTCTGCAATATACTCCAATTGTCATTTCCTTACCATGTAGTGTTAAACCAATGTAAGTCATATGTTCGCCAAAAATTTCTACAACCGTGTTTCCATTCATTGAGTGTTGCTTTTTGTTTCGTCGTGCTTGTTCCCGAGCTTCCCATGATGTTGATGGTTTGCCAATCGTTTTCATTTCCATGTCATTGTGTATATGCGTGGGTCTTTCTTTCTCTTCATCTGGAATCTTCTTCCATGATTTTACTTCTACGTTCGTTCTAATTCGACATTTTGGTGCAACGTCAACCAATGCTGTAGGACAGCAAAAGCCAACAAAGCAATCCTCGATATCAAATGCAAAGTCATATTTCCGTGCAACTGGTTTATAAAAAAACCGTTTCTTCACTGCCGCTGTTTTAACATCTTTCTTGATAACATTCTTCTTGCCCTTTCCTGGAGAAAGACGTATCGATGAAAGGTAATAATGAGATAAACCAGAAGAGTCTATCTCAAATCCTACTCCACGCTGAATCCTGTCTAGTAGAGTTTCCTTCTTAGGGTCTACTTTCGGTGAAATCCTATCAGATGAATCCGATAAGATTGCATATACATTGTGTTGTGTGCCGTTAAGTGAGAATTGTCCGTTTGTGCTCGAAAATAAAGAATCCATGTCTATTTTGATATATCTTCGGCTCTGTGATCCATGGGGATGATCTAGCCTCCGATTTTGTCCACCCTATAAAAACGTATAGTGAGCTTTCATCCGGGCCACAATTAAGATTGTGGCACTATTAGATTGAGGGTCCAATAGGTCATCAGAATTAACAAATACGTCCAGTAGGGACAGACGCCAGCAAATGTTCCGTGTTTAGAGTTAAATTAGGTGGGTGAATAATACAGGCCTATACCCATACATATGAGTCGTTGAGACCAAGATCTACTGAATAAGATCGTCTCTATCATAGCATGACTTGTCAGTGTATTATAAGCAGTTTTCATAAAGTTCCAACCGGGATGAAATGAATAAAATAATAAAATGAAAGATATTATATCTGAATGAGTTGCGTCGATAATATATCTTAAAATAATAAATAAATATATAATAAAAATGAGAGCCTACGCTTAGCGCGGGTAGTGCTAAAAAATTATATATTTTAAAAAAAAAAAAAAATTCAATCTTCTGATTAGTTAATGGTTAAAAATTACATATTTGAAGGTAAAACCACTCTGTTTATTAAAACAGGCAAATAAGTGGTTAATATTAAT